GTGCCCGCCCGACCTACGCAGGTGCGGGCGGGCACCGCCTGTTCACGTCGCTGTTCGTCCGTCGCGCGCCAGTACGCTAGATACTGGTGCCGATGTTCTTGGCCCAAACGATCGCCGTCAGCTCCTCGAACTCGCAGGCGATCTTCATCGTGATCGCGAACTGGTTCGTACGACGGAAGATGTCGCGATCGCGCTCGATGCGGATGTCGCGGCCGATGCCGACGATGAGGTTCTTGAAGTGCGTCAACATCGCCTGCGGATACGCATTGTAGGTGAGCTTGACCGTCGTGTTGGCGAGCGATCCGCCCGCGTTCGCGGCGATCGTGCCGTTGGTGTAGTCCATATCGTAGGCCGTGCCCTCGACGTACTTGGTCGTGGGCGTGACGCCGAGCGTGGTCGGCGTGAGGACTTCCGTGTCGGCCTCGATCGGAGCGAACGTCAGAGCCACGGCCACGCCGTTGCCGAGCAACGGGACGTGCTGGACGACGGGCACCATCCACGGGAACAGCGAGAACGGCACGAGCGGTACGCCGTAGGGCGTGATCGCCGCGGCCCCACTCACTGCCGCATCACCCATTGCCGTGTGCCGACTGGAGATCACTTCGCGGTACAACTGCTCCAGCTCGTCCGAGCAGATGAAGCGCAGCATGCCGCGGTCGCGCTTGAACTTCGCCGGCATGGCCCGCAGCATTGCGCCCCAAAGCGACGCGCCGATCGCCTCACCTTCCCAGTCGATCACGTTCGAGGACCGCGCCTTGTACAACCACCCGTTCATCATGGCGAGGTAGCTGTCCTTGACGTACTGCGTCGCGCTGCCGCCGTCGATGTAGTCGCCTTCGAGGATTGCCGGCCCGGTCGTGCAGCCCGTCAGGTACAGCGTCTCGATGTCGTTGGCGCACTGGGACGCCATCATCCGCACGACGTGGTCCTCGACATCGGTGCCCTCGACGTTGATCTCCTCGAACGAGTCGCCGATCTCGAACGGGACGATGATCTCGACCGGCGTGAGGGTGACCTTGCTGGTCGTCACGCCGCGCCGCACGCTGGGCGAAACGGCTTCCGTCGCCGGCATCGCAACGCGCGTGCCGACACCGATCTTGTTGATGTTCATGTTCTCCGAGGTGAACCGTTCGATACGGGCGTTGTTCTTCAACCCCGTCACGTCCACCACGTAGTCGATGAACTTGTTCGCCTGCTCGTCGGACAGCTTGCCAGCCGAGGCCAGATCATCCGTGGTGGCGATGGCCTTCTGCCTGAACAGCTCGGCGTTCCCGATCTTCCGCGCCATGGCTCCTTCTCCTTCCGTATCTCGCCAGCCGTATCGGCTTGGCAACCCCTCTATCGCCGTTGACGGCCTCGTGGCCCAACACACTACACCCGATCACGTCAGCGCGTGGGCAGGATCCTACCGCCCCAAATGCTCCCGGACTTCTCCACCGGTTCCTCCGTGGAATCGGTCGCGTCGGCACTGGATGCACCGCGAACGCGATCGATGGCACTGGAGATTTCCGCTACCCGCTCGGCCACCGGGGCGAGCGCCTTGGCGACCGCTGCAGCGACGGTTCGCTCGATGTCGACGGCGGGCGCATCCGTCTTCTGCGGAGCGGGCGGAGGCGTGGCTGGCGTTGTCGTGCTTGACTTGGAAACGGCGTCGCCTCCGCCCTTGCCCTTCGCCGCCTTCACCTCTTCCATCAGCGATGCGGCCATCTCGTAGTCCAGATCCCCCAGGGCCCCCAACAGCTCGGACGTAGCCGTACGCATACGCTCCGAAACCCACTTGAGTCGCATCGCCATCTCACCACTCTTCTCGACCTTCTCGGTGCGTTCGGTCTGGAGCGCCGCGATGCCGTCGCGGATCTCCACGAGCATGGCGCTGATGTCGATCGTCGCGTCGCCGTCCGTCTTGGCGCCGTCGTCGTTCTTGTCGGCGTCCTCCTCGTCGTCGTCCTTGTCGGTTTCGTCCTCGCCGGTCGGCGGGCCCGTTACCGCAGCGGTCAACTGCTCGACCTGCTTCTGAAGCCGATCCAGCTGTTCGCTGACGCTGTCGCTCGCACCGTCGGCCTGCGCGTTCTCGCCCGGCGGGCTTGCGACGACGGCGGCGACGGTATCCTTGGCCGGGGCGTCTTCCTTCGTGACGACCTGGTCCGCGGACTGAACCTGGTCGACCGACACGCCCGCGGGCGCGTTGGTGTCCTTGACTCTCTGGGTCATCTCAATTCCTCCCCTGTTCTTGACCACCAAGAACTCTTCCTCGTTCGCGGGGTCGCCGACTAGACTGACCTCACCGACGCGAAGCTTGACAATTCTCTGAACAACCTTGTTGGCCATTTCCGTTCCATAGCCTCCGTCGTTCATCCCCGCCAATCGTAACCTATTCACCACGATCCGGTCAAACCGGTATCGCCTTTGCCATACCGGCGATCGAGTAGCCCCTCAGCTTCCCCGCCAATACGTCGTCCCATGTGTCATCGTCGACGACGCGCGTCGTCATCATCCAGGTGCCCTTGCGTATCGTGCGTCCGTTCAAAATGGTCGTTTCAGGCACGATGTACGATTCCACGAGGTCGAGCGGAATGTTGAAGACCTTGTGGCCACGCCCCAACTTCGTGGCCTCATTGTAGAGGGCAAGGAAGTCATGGGCGGCGTCCTTGATTACGTCTGCATCCATGATGTCGCCCTGTGCATCAACGACCTCGGGCTGAAGCACGATGCCCGTCACAAGGCGCTTCCACTCATCCACTTTCGCCAGTTCGATCCATACCGTCTTGACGCCGTCGTGCGACTTACGCACCGGGGCGATCCGCCCGCACCAGAAGCCTGCCAACGGTTGGGTGCTCTTGGACGTTGCAATGATCACGCGGTTGACTCCCTCCCGCTACCGACCGCGCGAGACCGACGGTGGCGACGGCGGAGTTGGTGCGAGAATTGCTTGTGCGTGACGACGAGTATCCGCCCAATCGCGTCGTCGAATCCGGTTGCCTCGATGCTATCGCTCGTGGCCACCAGCGTAGCGCCGCCGTGCGGCGACGGTATGCCGTTCTTGAAACCGCTGAGGAATCTGTCGACGGCACACGAATCGTCGACGTGACGCGTCCTGGCGTTCAACTGCCTTACGAACTCGTTCCACCGCGACATCTCGCCGCTTGGCGCGGGATGATGCGGATACGGGTACAACACGATGCGCTTGCCGGTGCGCCATACCAGCGTACCGATCAAGCTCCATTGGTCGCCGACGTTCTCCGGCAAATACCAGATCGTCGCGAACCGATAATGGTTGTACTGTCCGCCCATCGCCTTACGGCCTCCGGTAGAATCGTAATGGATTGATTGATCCTGGGCCGCTACCATATGTTTGCCAAGTATGACTCGTCGGCGATGTCGATCGTACACCGACAATTCATGTGATACGTTGGATACCCGTAACCGGCTGCAATGAAATTGGACGCGTACGGGCCGACGGCCGCCCCGGCATTGGATCGGGAGGCGCCCGTGCGCGACAACATGGTCTCCAGATCGTGCCAAGGATGGTGATCCTTGACGGCCATCGGATCCGTCATGGATGCCTCCGCCATCGCGGCGGAATAGCCTTCGTCGGCCGGCAACACCATACCGTCCATGAACTCGCACACGTCACAAGTGCGCTCATCGCCCGGGTTGACGACGACGTACAGTGTGGCGCCGACCTCTTTCAAACTGACAAACGAACCCGTCACACGACCTGCCGTAACGGCATTGGCCGCCAGGCCCTCCAGATATTGGTCCGCGCTCCCGGTCCATCCCATCGGTATCGTGCCCAAAAACTGACTCTCACCCATACCAAGCGCCGCGGCCAATTCAGTCTTCAATACACGGGCCGCCTCGGTCCGTGGTAGGCCGGATTGAATCATCACGTTGGACACAACGTACCGCACACGCTCGGACAAGTTGGCGCCGTAATGGGAACCGACCCAGAACGTGTGTTGCGACGCAAGTACCGACACGGCCTGCTCGTCGATCACGGAGAATGCGGGCGAGATGTCGATGCGACGACGTACGGGGTTGACGGCTTTCGATACCGGGACGCCCGACCTTTTGGCGGCGTTGCGTAGGATACCGCCACGCCCTTGGCCGTAGACCTCCCGTACACACGCCGCCAGCGACGGCCCCACGTCGACCGCCCAACCGTCGAAAGCCCCGGCGACGACCGCCATTGCGTCGTCAACGTCTTGCCGTATGGCGATCGGACGCGCCGCGGAATCCGACACGAAACCGTCG